ATAAGTTTGGTACGATCATTGAACAGCTTGATGGTAACGAAGGTGTTATCGAACGTTGGAAGCTTGAAGGATGTTTCATTCTTTCAGCTGACTACGGTGATCTTGACTACACATCTTCTGACGCAGCTACAATTGCTCTTCAGATTCGTTATGACCATGCACGTCAAGAACTTACAGGTTCTGGTTACGGTACTGCATTGAACGGCAATCTTTAATCCTTACGGATTTAATAAAAGGGATCTTCGGGTCCCTTTTATTTTGCCTTGGGGTTAGTATAAATAAGTCTAATCATAACTGGACTCTATATGGACATCTCAGGCTTATTAGGTAATACTGGCGTAGCTCTTGAAGCTGAAGCATACAAGCAATTTGGTGCAGCTGTCAATGATAAAGTTGGTGGCATGCTAGGCAGCGTCTTTGGCAACAAAGGTACAGGCACAGATGGAACAGATTCTTCAAATGCAGCATTTGCTGCAGCAAATGCTCAGCCTGGAGTATGGGACCCTACACCATACGCTTCTGCTATTGGTGGCTTCGAAGGTGGTTACAATCCTAAGAACAAATTCCTATTCAAGGTTAATTTTGAATTTGACCCTACCGTATCTCAAATGGCTTCATCTATGGGCTATGATACAATGGGATTCAGCAAGGACTTGACATTCATTATCAAGTCTATTGACTTACCTAAGGTAGACTTTGATTACGAATTAGTCAACATGTATAACTTCAAGACTAAAGTTTTGAAGGGAATCTCTCATACAGAACTTAACTTGATGTTCTATGATGACGTGGCCAATCATGCATTAAGCTTTGTAAATCTTTACATGCAGATTCTCAGTCCTATCACTAGAAACATTTTGATGCCACAGACCGCTTTTGAAGAGCACAGCTTGGCATTCAACGAAGACTATCACGGGCTTGATACTTCAACTCGCAGTGCATTGATAGGCAACTCAAAGAACATTATTTCGCGTCTTACTATTTTCCAGTACTATGTAGAAAATGGAAATAAGGATTTGAACTCAGTAGCAGAAGCAGTAAAGCTAAATGAGTTCGTGTTCACTAACCCACGTCTTACAAAGTTTGACTTGAACGATCAAGATCACGAAGAAGGTGGCGCAGCAAATACTATCTCTGCAATTTTTGACTACGATGCGCTTCACATCCATACTGGTATGTCTGCACTTCATTCACAAGACCAAGCAGGAGCTCCCGCTCAGTTAGGTAAGGGTGATATTTTAAGTGCTACGGAAGAAATTGCTGCAATACTTACACGTTCAGCTTCTAATCCTGCCGGTAAGACAATGAATCCGTTTGTTTCTATCCTAGCTCGTCAAGGTCAGCGTTTGGTACAAGACAAGGTTGGCGGCTTCCTCAGTAAATCTTTAGGTGGAGTTGCTGGTGGAGCCCTTCAAGGAGCTATCAGTAATGTATCTGGAGCTTTAGGTAATGCTGCAAGTGGAACGTTAGGCAATATCGGCAGCGGTATCGCAGCAGGTATTTCATCTCCAACTAAAGCACCTGTTGTAGACAATGCTGGACCAGGTGGTGGCACTGCTATTGCTTCTGGCTATACTAATAGAGCTCAAATAACCGGATAACATACATGGCTTTAAGAGCTAGATTTATACCAAAGAATCCCCAGAAATATACTGGCGATCTAGAAAAGATATTTGCACGTTCTTCCTGGGAAGTTACAGTGATGAAGTTCTTTGACTCATCTTCTGCTGTCATTCGCTGGGGTTCAGAAGAGCAAGTCATTCCATACTACAGCCCAGTAGATAATAAAGTGCATGAATATTGGCCAGACTTCTTTGTAGAGTATAGAGACAAAGAAGGTAATGTGTTGCGTGAAGTAGTTGAAGTTAAACCTCGTCATGAGTCTGAAGAACAGTTCGCTAAGTCAGATCGTTCTAAAGCAGCTTTGATTGTCAATGAAGCTAAATGGAAAGCAGCAAACATCTTTTGTGAATCCCGCGGTATGAAGTTCAGAGTTATCACGGAGCATAGCATCTACCATCAGGTTGCCAAGCAGCCTAAAAAGAAAAAGGTACCTGTAAATGCCTAGTTACCGTTTCATGCCTAAGAACATTGACAAGTATGCTGGAGATTATCAGCGTATCATGGCTCGTTCTAGATGGGAGCTTACTTACATGCAAGCTCTAGACAGTTCTCCACAGGTTGCTAAATGGATTAGTGAACCAAAAAATCTAAATATATCATACCTAAATCCTCTGGACAGAAGAGTGCACCAATACTGGCCAGACTTTTTAGTGAAGTACGTAGACAACTCTTTAGAGCTATTAGAGATCAAACCTCTAAAAGAATCCTTAGCTGAAGCTGCTACCTCAACGTATGACAAGCTAATGCTTATCAAAAATCTTTCTAAGTGGAGAGCCGCTGAGAAATTTGCTAAAGCTATTGGTGCAAGATTTAGAGTGATCACAGAAAATGAATTGTTCAAACAGAAAGCAACGAGACAGCCAAAGCGTTCTCGTTCTACACAAGGAACAGTTAAACCTAGAGGTACTAGAAAATGAAACCGATGCAACACCCATTAGAGTCAGTATTTGGAATGGAAGAAGGAACTCTTGGTTCCGATATTGAGAATGATTATGCTATTGCTGAGCAGGCCCCTCAAGGACAGCTTACTGAAGCTCCTCTAGATGTAAAGGACGAGGACGACAAGCTAATCGAACAACGTCTAGATGATGTCTATGAAGTTGCCATTCAAACATTCCATAATCAAACAGCATACCTTGAGGTCATTGAACCTCGATATGCAGCCAGAAATGCAGAAGTTGCTGCTAATTACTTAAATATAGCTTTAGCAGCAGCGAATAGTCGCGCTAAGGTAAAGTCAGATCGTAAGAGAGCTAATCAAGCATTCGTACCATACGCTAATGGCGGTAAGACTACGAACAACTTGGTCATCGCAGATCGAAACGACATTCTGAAAATGATTAACATAGACGGTATTACAAAAGAAGTTAAATGATCTCGTTCAAAGAATTCTTATCAGAAGTAGCAATCAAGAAATGGGATGTCAAGAAGACATCCCTTGACGGAATTATTAAGCTGCTCAATGCACAGTATAAAGATGGACTGAATGCTATTGCAAATGGCTCAGTTTTGTATCGCGGGTTCGGTGGTGGTAAGAAGGAAGCTGAAGGTTATAAGATCATTAATACTACAGATGCTGTAAGAACATCCCGCGATACAAACAATCTGTATCAGCTCTGCATGGATCATTCTTCAGCGCTAGCACAATATCCAAAGAGAAGCAACTCGATGATCTGTTGCACTCGCATGTCTGGTGCAGATAGTTTTGGCACAATCAATGTCATCATTCCTATTGATGGAACTAAAGTTGCTGTCTGCGCTTCAAAGGACATGTTTGACACGATGCTCGCTTCTGCTTACTATGAAGACAACAACGTAGAAAGTTTCGGTGATCATCTAAAGTCAGCTCTTACCGCTTTAAAATTTCCAAGGCAAGATCGGTATTTGCGAATAGAACCAATTGATGAATTCTTGACAAATATAAATCCTTCAAGAATTGCTGAAGTGTTTGACACCAATGGTTTTAACATGGGCTTAATTCAGAAGCTAACTAACAATTGCGCAGAAGATAAGAAGATGACAGCAATTGCTTCTGCTGTCATGACGCCTAAATCCCTAGATTTAAAATTGCTTCCGTATGGTGGAGTTCTTCCTACCTCTGGTGATAGTGGTAGCGGCCACGCACTAAATGGTAATGAAGCATGGTTCTCTGGTAAAGCAGTCGCTATTGATCTTAATACATTTGCTGGTATTCTTATGGAAATGAAAAAACTTAAGATGCCCATTGGCAAGGATGTCTTAGTAGATATGGAATATTACATTAAAAAATTACAAGACAAAATTGATAGAGATGAAATGGCAGCAAAGGCAAAATCAAATGATAAGTTTTAAAGAATACCTAGGCGAAGCCATTATCAAGAAGTGGGACCAGAAGAAAGCTGGTACTGAAG